TACCACTTTTGTATTGTTTAAAAACCTCAAGTTGGTTTTTAGTAACCCCTTTCATCTCAACTAACTGATCTTGACTTATTAATTGTTTTTTCATAATTATGTCCAATCTCCTAATTGACTGCCTGGTGTTGTCCGATGAATTTCTTTCATTCTATCTTTAAAACCATCATTGGTATGTCTCCTTGCACTATCTCTCATAGTATACATCATAGATGATAATTGCGGCACTATATGTATATCGCAAGGTTTGCAATTTTCATCAGAACAAGAACCATATCTCCATGCATTATCCACAGGGATATTTCTATCATCTATCTTGTGTTCTTCCTCAAATTCAAAATCACAATCTCTACATTTATATTGATATGTCGGCATTATATTTTAATTTTATTACTTATTACTATCTATAAAAAATATGTTGGCCTATTCTTCCAACTTTTGGAAATGAATGTGACCATCGTGGCACAATCTCATGAGTATGATAATATATTGCACCTTCTGTATAATCCAATCCTTGCGATTTCATACTTCCATAAGAAATTATTGCAAGATTTGCTATCTTTTGTGTATCTTTCCAAGCTCTGACATTTTTTGTCGCATCTGATATACCATCACAATACCAACTGAATTGGCATCTATTTAGTTTTGGAAATCCACGTTTGTTATGAATTCCTTGATATACTACTTCGCATACCGTATTGGGGAAATTATCATCATATACTCTATTTAAGGTTACTAGAGCTACTGCGAATTGTCCTGCAAATGGTTCGTTTCGTGCTTCAAAATATATGTTCTTTGCGAGACATTCTACTTGTTTTGCTCTGTTTTCTAATACTATATTTAATGAAGAATAATTTGGTATAGTAACTGGGTCAAATTTGTCCCACACCAATTTATCTTCATAATAAGTACCTGCACTTCCTAAAGGAAAGCTAAAGGAAAACATTAAAGCAAAACATATGAATAATTTTTTCATATTACCTTCTTTAATATGATCTTCAACCTTTATTAGATATAAGTAGTCCATCAAGAAATAAACCGCAGATCGTTAAACGGTCTTATTTGTGTTAATAATATTGGGGAATTTTAAAAGTGAAGAGGGATTAGGTTATCCTCTACATACTTTCCCTTTCGGTTTTGCATTATAATAGACTCCCTATTAAAGATTGTACTATTATTTAGACAACCTAAAATCCTCATTCCACCCAAAAGCCTCTGTAACGACTGCTGTGGATAATCCCTTATATACTTGATGAATTCTTTTATCCTTTACTGCACACAAAAGTTCAGCTTCATCTTTGTGTAATCCTTCTAACAGTCTGATAAACATACGTTCTCTAACTGTACTCTGAAGGTTTGGATCTGCACCCTTAATATAATGATAAAGTTTATTTCCTTCAGTTCTGAGTAACATATGTTCAGTACCTTCTGGTGCTTCATTTTCAATATATGGGGGAGTACCATTTGGCAATTCTGATTCAATTTTGGGGTCAAATGACCATTTACAGATTTGTCGCAAAGCAGAGCAATCTTCATCTCGTAAAATCTTGATTTTTTGTGCTTTTGTTTTTGCACCATGTACTTTAGTCAAAATTTCACTAAGAAGTAATTCTCTAACTTTAATTTGTGGTTGAGATCTATCTGGATATGCACTTACAGATCCATCACTATTACTATCAAATTCTATTGGTTGTGCCATATTAAAATTCTCCTATATTTTCAATTAAATTATTAAGTTTTCTTTCAATAAAAAAGTTCAAAAGTCCACTTCGTTTCCCTTTGGGAACTTCATTAAATTGCATACCAACTTGGTCAGCAATATTTGTTGGGGTATATTGTAAATCAATCAGCTTCAAATTTCTATGATAATTTCTTAACTGTTCTTCATTACAAAAATCTTTTGGATCTTGATCTATCCATAAATCTATTTTTTTCTTTGTTATTGGTGTTTGTCGAACCTTATCCACAATACAAGTATCAGTAGACAAAAAATTAGGAATTCCATCAGAGCTATCACCACGCAAAATATGTTCCTTTAAATATCTTTCTGGATTAGTATCATTAACTATTTTTTTGGTAATTGGACTATATTGTTTTACATTTTCCCTCACTTGTAATTGTATAAAATCTTTATCACCAGAAATAATCATTATCGGTTCGCTCCGAGTTTTTGCAAGAACTCCAATAACATCATCGGCCTCTGCTTCTTCAATTTCTATATATTTGTATGGAAAATATTCCTTGAGTTCTGATTTGATAGTATCAAGACTTTCAAATATTTGTGTCCAATCTCTACTATCAGCAGCTCTAGTAGTTTTTCTTGAGGCTTTATATGGTGGAAAATGCTCACGCCTCCATGAATGTCTACCATCACAACATAAGACCAATTCTCCATATTCTTCGTGATACTTTTGTCGATACATTCTGAGGCTATTCAGAATCATATGTCGTATCATGCTAATATCAACTTGTGATTGGTCTTTTCCCATTGACATCATTGTGGATGCCACCATTATCTGACTTAAATCAATTAATATCATTTACTAGCCCATACTGCATTAATATCTGGATAATACACCCCTTTAGTTCGTTTTGGTGTACCATCTGCATGATAAGCCATTGCAACACATTTCCATTGTGTTTTTAACTCTTCATCTGCACCTTGAAAATTAGAAACCCAATCGCCCATTTTAAGATAATGTTCCATAAATCGAACATATGCTTTTGCATTTTCACCTTCACTTCTTTGTGTAGTTGATTCTTTAGGGGAAATATTCCTTCGGCGAGAGTGACTTAGAAGTGCAGATGCTTTTTCTTTGTTATGTTTAATCCATTTTTTGACCGTAACAAAAGACAAAGGGTCATCATCTGGTTTTGCTAAGACAGATGGATGTACATTTTTGTACTCTGCTGTTTTCTTCTTACTTCGTGCCTTTGTTAGTTGGTCACGAAGTTCTTGTTTTCGTTTTTCACTTAGTTGTTTTTTCATAATTTTTCATAATAATTAAGTATTATTTCAATCATCTCATTTTTATTTATAGTAAGATCATTGAGTTTTATAGGTTTTGGCCCAATATAGGTAAACCAAGTTTCAAAATTTTCATTACCCATATACAGGTCTTGAACAAATCCATAATCTAGAGCTATAACATCTTCATAAGAATATTCCCTAGAATTTGTTCTAACTTCTAAAATGGTTGGAACTGAACCATCATCAATAAGACCTTTTAACTTTGTAAGTCTTTTATTCACTTTATATACCTTATATTATAACATTATAAATTTCAAAAGTCAAGTTAAAAATGAACTTTATTCCATAATTGTTGAAAAATATCTATTCATAATATTTTCATTATAATACAACTTTTTGCCGTATTCATCTACAGCTTCTAACACGTTATGGTTGAATAGTAACTTGGTTTCATTATAATTCACTTGACCTTTTTTTATATAAAGAGATAAGATTTCTCTTTTGAATCTGTTAGGGCCAGATTCTAGCACCATCTGTTGAATTTTTTTAGATGAACTGTAATAGGTTTTCCAATCACTTTCTGATCTTACTTTTTTTCTTATTCCTTTTTTCTTTCTGATAGAATAAAAATATTTCCTCCCAATATATTTCATCCCATTTTCAAGATCAGTTAGAATGTAACAGAAACCAAAATAATCTTTAATATCTTCACTTTCAAAAACTTTACCATCATATAGCCAAGGGTTTTCGTAACTCATAAATACTCCACTTATGAATATTTATGTTAATAATAATCTTCCTCTTCTTCATAATCTTCTTCCATTTCAATATCTTCTCCACCACAAAATGAACAAAAAGATATATCATATCTCGATTTATTCAAATTATGTTTCATATAATATATAGCATTACAATCTGAACATTCTATTTCTATATTTTCTGTCATAAAACTTGCTATTAAATGATTTCACAACTGTCACCAGAACACGCAACCGTTTGCGCTCCTGTAGTATTATCCTCTGTTTCGTATTTAGATAGCTTAGAATAATCAATTTTTGGGAAATCTGCAA